CTATCTAATGGTCAATTGTATTGGCGTAGGATTAAGATAGCCGAAACCTCCTCCAATCTATTTAAACAGGAGTATCCGTTTACAGCGGAAGAGTCCTTCTTGCAGTCTGGTAGTTCTGTTTTCAATAAAGAGTCATTGGATAAGTATGTTACGCAACCACCAGATTCTCTAAGAGAGTTTAATGATGCGTACAGTTCATTTGATGAATCTACTGAAGGAACACTTTCTGTATGGGAAGCCCCTCAACGAGATAACAAATACTTGATTGGTGCTGACGTTGCATTAGGTGTACGCGGAGATTATTCAGTTGCTTGTGTTATGACTAGTAATAGAGAGATTGTTTCTATTTATCGTAGTAACAGAACCGACCCTGTTCGATATGGCAGGATATTGTTCTACCTAGGAAGATGGTATAACAATGCCTTGATATGTCCAGAGTCTAACTCTATTGGTATTGCTACTGTTCAACAGTTACATGGTATGAACTATCCGAATATCTATCAGCAAAAGAAAACAGCTAATACTTATTCAGAAGGGATTAACCACTTAGGATTTAAAACGACAGCTGCAACTCGTTCTCCAATCATATCTAATCTTAGACGAATGATTGAGGATGAGGATATAGCGATACCTTCTGCGCTTGCTATTGAGGAATTACGTAACTTCATTGTTACACCTCAAGGAAAGCCGGAAGCTTCACTTGGACATCATGATGACTTGGTTATGGCGATGGCGATAACGTGTGAAGCATATAGAACCCATGGACATTCCCTCACTAACCAAACATTTAGTTGGGGTGAATTAAATACCAATTATCAAATAAATGATACAAAATGGCTATAAGCCCCATTAATAAGGACTTATTTTTGTACTTAAATTGCGAGTAATTAAGCATATACAAACCGAGAGTGAGCGAATGAGCAAACATAAAATAGAAAAAATTACTGACGACATGTTGTTAGAGTCGATTGATAGAAATATGCGAAATGCTACTGGAGGGTATACAGGATCATCTGATGCCTCCAAGCGACGTGAGAATTCAATTTACGAAATGAGTTTAGAGCCTAAAGGTGATTTAGTACCTCAAGGAGTCTCTAAAATTGTTTCATCAGATTCAGCAGAGATAGCTGAAGGTTATACCGCGCTGTTAACTAAGTTACTACTTGATAACAATAAGTTAGCATTATTTGTCCCTTATAGCAACGAAGTGGCTTCTATCAAAGCCTCCCAGGTTGCTTCGGACGTAGTAAATTACTGTTTGTTTAACTCTAATTCAGAAGGCTGGACAAAACTGTCTACCTGGATTAAGTCAGCAGTTGTATTCGGTAACAGCGCCATAACCTGGGGATGGGAAGAAAGCTTTGACTATGAAGTTGAGGAATACGATTCAATTCAAGAGGCTGTGCTAGATCAAATCTTAGCAGACAGAAATGTTGAGATTGTAGGCGACCTTAATATCAAAGAGCTTTCAGCTGAAGTTGTTACTTATGAAGATGTACGTTTAAGACGTAAGATAGATAAGTCAGGTGTTAAAGTTAGAAATATTCCACCTGAATCGTTTATGATCGATAAAGCGGCAGAGTCAATAGGTGAGGCTCGCTTTATAGGGCTAGTCTCTGATATGACTAGATCTGAGATACGTATGACATGGCCAGACTTTACAGGTGACTTGTCAGAGATAGGAGAAGAATCTTCTTTTAGAGACTCTGAATGGTCATTAGAGTCTTATGCTCGTAAACAATCGGCTGGTCTAGACAATTGGATTAACTCAGATGACGAAGAAGATGAAGCTAATATATCTATTACTGTTGTGGAATGTTGGATTCGTTCTGACCGTGACGGTGATGGTATTGCTGAATTAAAGCACGTTATTAAAGCAGGGAGCACAATCCTTGAAGAAGAAGATTGTTCTTACATCCCAATTGCGATGCTTAATCCAATTGAGATCCCTCATGAATTCTATGGTTTGTCATTGTTGGATATGGCCCGTCCACAGACACAAGCTACTACAGCTATCATGCGTGGATTTGTTGAGAACGTTTACTTTGGTAACTATGGAAGAACGTTGGCAGATCCTAACGTTGTTGACTTTGCTGCATTGCAAAACCCATTACCTAAGCAGATTATTGCTACTAATGGTAACCCTGCAGCTGCGATCCAACAGATCACTCCAGAGCAACTCAGTCCTGGAACTGGAACTATGCTTGAGTTCTTAGGTATGCAGAAGGAACAATCTACAGGTCTTAGCAAAACAGCAATGGGATTAAATGATACATTGTATGTCTCTGGTAACTCAGAACAGAAGATGGGTAATGCACAAAATGCTGCTCAAATTCGTGTTGAACATATTGCTAGAAGGTTTGTTGAGAGTGGTATAAAAGACTTATGCCGTGGCATCTTAAAAGAGATGAAAACAAATCTGAAGAATCCTATGCGTTATAAGACAGACAAAGGATATGCGTCTTTGACTCCTGAAGTATTGCAAACTATGCCTTCTAATATGGATTTAGATATTCAAGCTAACTTAGGGGAAAATTCTAATGTTAATGTAGGTATGAAGCTAAATGAGATTTCTCAACTTCTTCCTGTTATGGCAAGCGATCCTGAAGCTGCTCCTTATATCAACCCATTAGCTGCGTTTAATCTAGCTACTGATATTCTTGCTAATATGGGATTAGACCCTACTAGATACTTAGTCGATCCAGCTAATGAAGAGGCCCAACAACAGATACAACAGAAACAACAGCAAGCTTCTCAAACGGCTGAACAAGCTAAACAAGCTGAACTTGAAAAAGCACAACTTGATGCTCAAACAGCGGCAGTTAATATTAGTTACTTGAAAGCAGAGATTGATAATAAGCAAATTGATAACAAACGTCAATTACTTTCAGCAGAAGACGAGAGTAATCGTAAGTGGGCTGAAATTATTGTTAAAGCACAAGGTACTGATGGAGCGCAAGCTCCTCAACAAGTTCCTGTTGACTTTGAGAGACTTTATCAAGACACTGAAGCGCAAGAGAAAGAAGCTGCAGAGATACAACAGCAAGGAGAGCAATTAGCTCAAGCTGCCATTGAAAACCCAGAGCAAGCTATGCAGATGGCACAGCAAGCTGGTATGGATCCATCAGCAATGATGGGTGGACAACAACAATGATGAGAGATAGATGACACAAAAATACAATAGACATCAGAACTTTAAAAGAGATTCTGATGGTAAGCCAAAAAAAGTATCTGTTTATGATGATGCGCAAAGAATCTTAACAAAAGGATATCAATGCGACGAAATAAAAGATACTATGACAATGGTAACAGAGGATATTCTCAACCAGCTGTTTGTGCAATGGTTAGAAACTAAGCATTTCGAAACAGAATCAAGAGAATTCCTTTATAAGTTAGCTATTAGTCAAGGAGCAGTGATGCAGAACATCGAGCGCTCTATTACTGCTAAAAATAACAAAGCTCGAGAGATAAAGGATGAATGATGACAGATGTTGAACAGAAAGCAATAGATAAGTTAACTTCTAGTATTAAATCAGCTATTGGAGTATTAGCATTAGGAAGAGGTGTTGGTTCCCAGGCTGCTATTTTGAATGATTTAATAACAGCTAGAAATAACATAGAGGCTATGACGAAACCTGCAAAGGCTCCCGTAGCGCCTAGAAGACCAGCTCCGGCTAAGAAAGCTGCAGTTGCAAAAAAGAGAAGTTCTATTTAAGAACTATTTGATGATTGATTGAGAGGCCTTAAATAGGCCTTCTACTAAAAATAGGAGACTATATGTCAGAACAAAAAAGCGAAGCTACCCAAGTGGATGAGTCGCAAGTTCAAGACTTTGACTTTGACGCATTGGCGGATGATGTTTTAGGATTAGATACCGAAGCAGCTACCCAAGAAAGCGAAGAAGCCACAGAAAAACTCGAAGGTGAGGATCCGCACACTGACGAGGACGCTGATGAAGTTGGTGAAGTTGAGGAAGATGAGGAAGAGGAAGAGGTTGAAGATGAGGATGAGTCTGAGGACGCTACCCAAGAAGAAGATACTAATGAATTGGATGACGATGAGATTGATATGGACTTTACGGTTCCCGTTAAGATTGATGGGGAAGCAAGTGAAGTATCCATGGAAGAGCTTATCGCTAATTATCAGACTAAGCAACACCAGTCAAAGAAAGGGGATGAACTTGCGAAACAGGCAAAAGAGTTGGAAGCTTATAAAGCGGACGCTCAGGTATTTGCTCAAATTAATGCGCAATTGCTGCAAGACCAAGACGATAAAGACAAGAAGATCTTATCAGCTCTTGAAAAGAGAGTTGACGACGCTTATAGCGAGGATGATTATGAAGCCTCTAAACTTGAAAGACAGTTTAATAAAGCTACTAAAGAATATTCTCAACGTAAAGGTCGCAGAGATTCGATGCTGGAAAATATGGGAAGAAAGGTTGAAGAAGGAAGAGTTGAACAATTCAATAAACAAGTTGAAGAGTTTCATTCTACTATTCCAAACTTTATCCCAGATTGGTCAGAAGAAGTCGCACAAGCCAATAGGCAGTTTGCTTTAAGAGAGCAACTTCCTGAACAGCTTGTTGATTCTATGGTTGACCCAGCAGTTGTAGCATTTGTTGACAAATTCCGAAGATTAGCTGAGACAACTTCTAAGGGAGCCACAAAACGAAAGAAGGTTCCTATTAAAAGAGTCTCAACTAAAAAGCCTGTTTCTAAAACAACTAAAAAAGCAAACACAGTAGAACAGTCTAGGCAAAGACTCAACAAAGGCAAAGGCTCAGAGAAAGATAATAAAGTTCTCTTTGATAATGCTATTGATAATTTGTTTGGCTAACTACTCTGTTTTAATATAAGGATAGCAAAATGGCTACAAAATTTGGTACTACTGCCATATCAGGCAGTTACTCGGCGCAAGGATCTCAACGTGAGGACCTTGCAAATTACATCTCTAACATCTCTAGAGATATGACTCCATTCATGGCTTCAATCGGTAAAGGTAAAGCTTCAGCGATTACGCACGAATGGTCAACTGACACTTTAGCTGCTGCTGCATTGCAAGCTGCAGTTGAAGGTTCAAGCTTCGCAGAATCTGACGGTCCTGTTGTACAGAAGATTGATAACAAGGCACAGATCTTTACTAAAGGTATTCGTGTTTCTGGTTCTCTTGAAGCTGTAGACAAGGCTGGACGTAAGTCTGAATTCAAATATCAGACTGAGAAGCG